ATGGCCGAGAGGAGAGATGGGCTCGCTCCCCGCAGATTCTGAGCAATTTATGCTGATCGAGCATCTAGCTACTGAGTTAGAGAAACTACAAAATGAAATTGAGGGCGGCAAAGCTCCGTATGATCAGCAGCAAAAATTGACACTAGAGTTCTACGAAAAACGAATTGGAAATCTTGAGAAAAATTTAGAAAAGATGCGTAACGGTGGTTGAGTTAACTTTTGTTTTATTGCTGGTCATGGGCGGGGAGAAAGTAGAATACACCCCGTACAAGTCACTTGGTGAGTGCCTGTCTGTACGCCGCAAGATAAAACGTAATGTGGGCCACACCAACAATTTTGACCAAAAGTGGTCATGTAAAGAACTTAAAGTTATGGTGTTGAACGGAGAAATTCTAGATTTTATTGAGGAGTAAACCATGTTTCAGGCTCTTATTGGACCTATCGCATCGTTGGCAGGCTCATTTGTTGAGGGGCAAGTATCCAAGCAAAAGGCGAAAGCAACTCTTGCACAAACTGAGGCAGAAGCAAAAGCTGAGATAATGAAAACCGCAGCTACCCACGACAGTAAGTGGGAGTTGATTATGGCTGAGTCTACAAAATCGTCCATTAAGGATGAAATAGTCACGGTTATTATACTTATTCCCTTAATTTTAGTTTTCATACCTGGGATGGAACAAATTGTAAAAAACGGCTTTGATCGTTTGAACGAATTGCCAGAGTGGTATACTTATTTAGTTTTCCTTACAATTTCTGCAGCATTAGGGATTAAAGGAGTAGACAAGTTTAGGAAGAAATAGTAAAAATCCTATATGAATGAGATAAATCTCGCACAATATATTCTGAAGCTTACAAAAGACAAGAAAGAACAGGTAACTGAACTTCTTGTCAACAACGGCGTAAAGGATATGGAACACTACAGGCAGTTGATGGGAAACCTAGACGGCCTGCAATATGTCGAACAGGAACTCAAGAGCCTGCTAGAAAAACAGGAGCTAATAGATGACTGATACAGTCGAATCGACTAACGGCGATGCGCCGTCAACCCCTTGGGTACACCCTAATGAGCGTGTATTAGACCCCTCAAAAATAGATAAATCACTTATGGATAGAATGCCAGACCCCACAGGTTGGCGTATCCTTGTTTTGCCTTACAAAGGCAAAGGAATGACTGAGGGAGGTATTTTTCTCCCTGATCAAGTGATTGAGAACCAAGAAGTTTCCACACAAGTGGGATATGTTCTTAAAGTTGGGCCTCTAGCCTATGAAGACAAAGTCAAATTTCCTACTGGCATGTGGTGTCGGAAGGGTGATTGGGTAATCTTTGCTAGATATGCGGGGTCTCGGTTTAAGATTGAGGGTGGTGAGGTAAGGATTCTTAACGATGATGAAATATTAGCTAAGATTTCTGACCCTGACGATATTTTACATGCTTGAGGAGTATCATGGAAAATCAAGAAAATAGAAAAGTCGAAGAGGCTTTAGACACAGAACCTCGTGAAGAGGCTGTTGAAGTTGAATTAGAGGCAGAAGTTTCAGAGGAATCCCCTGCAATTGAAGTTGCAGAAGAGTCTGAAGTTACTGAAGAAAAGCCTAAATCAGATTCCAAAAAACGTATTGATCGTTTGACTAAATTGCGTAGAGAGGCTGAAAGACGAGAACAAGACGCATTAAGATACGCAGAGGGGGCCAAAAAAGAACTTGAAGAAATGAGAGCTCGTATGCAAAGCCTTGACCAAGGTTATGTGCAAGAGTTTTCAGGCCGGGTAGACGCTGAATTGGGCCAAGTTAAAAAAGAGCTGCAGCAAGCTATGTCAATCGGTGACAGTGAAGCTGCGGTTGAGGCTCAAGAAAAACTTGCTAAGTTAAGTTTAGCAGCGCAACAGGCCCGTCAAGCACAAATACAGCAAGAGCGTCGTCAACAACAACCTGCTGAACAACCTGAACAGCGGGCCGCCCCACAACCTCAATCCGCACCTGCGGCTGACCCAAAAGCTGAGAAATGGGCAGAAAAAAATGAATGGTTTGGGTCGGACAATACCATGACATATGCGGCATTTGGTATTCATAAAGAATTAGTTGAGAACGAAGGGTTTGACCCGAGCTCAGATGAGTATTATAATGAATTAGACAAGCGAATTGCGGAAGAGTTTCCTCACAAGCTTGGAAAGAACAGTACGCAGAGTAACCGCCCCGTCCAGACAGTGGCCTCTGCTTCTAGGACTGCTAAATCGTCTGGACCCACGAAGGTGAAGTTAACACCTTCTCAAGTTGCTATTGCAAAGAAATTGGGTGTCCCACTCGAAGACTATGCAAAGCAAGTTGCAATGCTAGGAAGGAGCTAATCATGGCTGAAATTCAAGTTACAAAGAACGTAGGCATTGATAGAAGCTCTCGTGCTAGTAAGACAAGGGAGAAAGAGACACGGCGTAAGCCTTGGGCTCCCCCGTCTATGCTAGACGCACCACCTGCGCCCGATGGGTTTAAACATCGTTGGGTTAGGGCCGAAGTTCGTGGATTTGACGATACGAAAAATATTTCTGGTCGTCTGCGCGAAGGATACGAACTGGTCCGAGCTGACGAATACCCAGATTTCGAGGCACCCGTCGTTGAATCAGGTAAATATGCTGGTGTGTTTGGAGTTGGCGGATTAGTTCTCGCTCGTATTCCGTTGGAAACGGTAGCCGAAAGACAAGCCTACTTTGACGGTAGGACTAAAGATCAGATGGATGCCGTGGACCACGATATGATGAGAGAAAATTCTCACTCTACAATGAGGATCAGCAACGCTGATCGTCAGTCGCGTGTAACCTTTGGTGGTCCTAAAAACTAGGACTTTTGATTGGAGTAAAAAATGGCAAACCAAGATACCGCTTTTGGTCTGCGTCCAATTGGGCTAACAGGTTCAGGTGCAAACACTACTGGTGTGACTCAATATGAGATCGCATCGAACAACACCAATGCTATCTTCCAGAACTCGCCAGTAATTCCACTGGCTGCTGGTGTGATTGACATTGTTGGTGCAGCAAACGGTGGTACTGTTCCTGCTCTTGGGGTCCTGATGGGCGTTGAATACGTTGATGACACTTCTAAGAAGACTGTCTTCAAAAATTATTGGCCTGGTTCCAATAATGTTAGCGTCGATACAAACTTTCCTGTGAAAGCTTTTGTAGCAGACAACCCTAACCAGTTGTTTATGATTGCCGCAGACGGCAGCTCAACAGATCGTGCGACAGCTTTGTCAAACATCTTTGCTAACGTCTCCTTAGCAAACGGGACTTCTGGTTCGACCGCAACTGGTCGTTCTACTGCTGAAATGGACATTTCAACAGTTGCAACCACAGCCACATTAATCATGCGTGTGATGGGCCTTACAGGTGATGACGCGAATCTTGATTACGATGCGGCGGGAGTGAACTACATTGTTCGCTTTAATTTCCATCATAATGCTCCATGCTCTAGCTCTGATTCTCAGACTACAGCGGCAAGCACTGGCATATAAGGGGGACATAGATAATGGCTATTTCTCGCGCACAACTAGCTAAAGAGCTAGAGCCAGGTTTGAACGCACTGTTCGGTCTGGAATACACTCGCTACGAGAATGAACATGCTGAGATTTTTGAAGAAGAATCATCAGATCGGGCATTCGAGGAAGAGGTGATGTTGGGTGGATTTTCTACAGCACCCGTTAAAGGTGAAGGCGCAGCCATCACATTTGATGACGCTCAAGAAACCTACACAGCACGTTACACACATGAGACAATCGCTCTGGCCTTCTCAATCACTGAGGAAGCTATCGAAGATAATCTTTATGATCGTCTGGCGTCTCGCTACACCAAAGCTTTGGCTCGCTCAATGGCGCAGACAAAGCAAATCAAGGCAGCTTCTATTTTGAACAATGCGTTCAGCACAGGAAGCCCTGTCGGTGATGGTGCAGCATTGTGTTCCGCAGCGCATCCATCTCTTTCAGGTAATCAGCGTAACTTGCTATCAGTAGCTGCTGACCTCAATGAGACTTCTCTTGAGCAAATGCTTATTGATATTGCGGGCTTCACTGATGAACGTGGCCTGAAGGTTGCTGTTCGTGGCACAAAGTTAATCATTCCAAAAGAACTGCAATTTATTGCAGAGCGAGTGCTTAACTCAAACCTCCGCCCCGGCACAGCCGACAATGATGCAAATGCAATGAAGAACATGGGCATGATTCCAGAAGGTGCAGTGGTTAACCACTTCTTGACTGACACAGATGCGTTTTTCATTAAGACTGACGCACCTAACGGGTTTAAGATGTTCAATCGCTCACCTATCAAAACTGCTATGGAAGGCGATTTTGATACAGGTAACATGCGCTTCAAAGCTCGTGAGCGTTACAGCTTCGGTGTATCAGACTGGCGTTGTGTCTTTGGCACACCTGGTGCATAAAACAGTTTCATGTGAAACATTTAAGGGCGGCTTCCATGCCGCCCTTTTTTAATGTATAATTATTTATCCCTGACAGCCGCATGGTGTGGCTGACACTAGCCGAGACAGGAGATTAAATTGGCTAATACTACTTTCAACGGTCCCGTCCGTTCAGAAAACGGTTTTAAAACAATTATCAAAAATAGCACAACTGGTGCTCTTACTAATGAAATGACTTTGTCCACATACAGCACTTCAATCACAATTGCTGCAAGTGGAACAGATCATAAAGAATCATCTATTGGTATTCCGTCCAACTTCATTCCTATGGGCGTCGCTATCACAGTAACAAGTGCTGCGGCTAACAACGTAAATTTAGTTGATATTGGCACAGACGCAGATACAGATGGTTTTGTGGATGGTATTTCTGTCGCCATAAACTCAACAGGTTTTAAGGGTTTCTTCCCTTGTAACGGTGTCCTTGGCATGTCTGGTGGAACAACTACCGCTGCTACAGAGACTGCTGATGAAGTTGAAGTTGTGATTTCTGGCACAGCAGGTGCTGGGGGCGTTGTTGCTCTGAAGTTCTTTGGTATTGCTTCTGATTCACCAACTGCTTAATAGGAGTATTAAATGGCTGATTCTGATGTAAAATCAAAACGGATTACGGGGACTGGCTCTTTAGCTGTTGGCCCCGCCCGTATTCGTCAGATACAGTTGAAGACAGCGTCTGGAACTCCTCGTCTTACCATCACTGATGCTAGTGGTGGTTCGACGGTCCTGGACTTGGACTTTAACGCATCTACGACCCACTCTGTGAATATCCCCGCAGAAGGTATTCGTGTGAGCGATATTTTTGTAAGCACTCTCACAAATATTACAGCGGCTACGATATTCTTCAATTAACGGGGTTAATATGGCAGAGCGCAAAAAAGACAAAATGCCTGCTCGAAACAAAAAGAATTTCCGCCCCACTAAAGCTGGGGCGGGGATGACTAAAGCTGGAGTGGCGGCATATAGACGAGCTAATCCCGGGTCAAAGTTAAAAACTGCAGTCACAGGAAAAGTCAAAAAAGGGTCAAAAGACGCAAAACGTCGCAAATCTTTTTGTGCAAGAAGCGCGGGTCAAATGAAAAAATTTCCAAAGGCAGCAAAAAACCCAAACAGCCGCTTGCGGCAAGCAAGGCGGAGATGGAAGTGTTAAACGTGAATAGTATTATTGGTGGTGCAACGCTAGGATTTATAGGCTGGATAGCCTTTTCTGTGGTTGATTTGAAAACTGAGACTGCTGTTATAGCGGTTAAGGTAGATCAAAACCATAAAATGCTAGGTGAACTTTGGGATTATTATTTACAAGAAAGGGTTAACGATGGCAATCTCGCGTGGGTCACTCGCAAGCCAAATATCAAAGCCTCCGATGAAAGGTCATAAAAAAATGAAAGGAAATTCAACTCCAAAAGGTTTGACATACTTCCGAAAAGGAGGGGCTGCTTCAAAAAAATCAAAGGGAAGCAAAATTTGTCCTGCAGGAAAAGCATGGGCCAAACGCACTTTTGACACTTATCCCTCAGCGTATGCAAACATGGCAGCATCCAAATACTGTAAAGACCCCAACTACGCCAAAGGGGCCAAAGGAAAGAAAAAGTAATGGGTGAGTTAAAGAAATGGCGAGAACAGAATTGGGTAAGAATTGATAGTTCCGGCAATATCAAAGGTCCCTGCGGTACATCTAAAGACAAAAAGAACCCAGACCGCTGCCTACCAGCTTCAAAGGCGAGAAGCCTCTCAAAATCTCAAAGAGCGTCTACAGCGCGAAAGAAAAAGAGAGAGGGAGCAAAAGGCAAGACAGTTGTATCAAATACAAAAGCTGCCAAAGTTACAAAACTTGCCAATGGTGGAGCCGTTAAGCGTCCGTTCCGTGGTAAAAAAGTGGCTGGTACGGCTGTGGCGAGGGGATGCGGAGCAGTCCTAAACGACCGCAGAAAAAGAACAAAGGGCTCCGTCACACAATTTTGAGGTCAAAATGGACTTTGAAACCGAAGAGGCCATTAAACGCGAAATGCGAGAATGGTCATCTCACGCATTAGAAATACCCAACGAATATTACAACAATCTTCCTGCTTGTCCGTATGCAAAGAAAGCTTGGGCAAATGACAAGGTTGGGTTTTCTTTTAAATATAATGACAGTTGGCAGCCGTTGTACACCCTTGTGTCTACTTGGGACGACAGTAAAGACGTTGTAATCCTTATAGATTTTGCGCCGTTGCCCCTTGATACAATGGATGAGTATTTAGACGGGCTTAATAAAGCTATATCTCAAGGGTTTTTCATTAACAAAGACATGTTTTTAATGGGCTTTCATCCTGAAGACGAAGGCAATGAGATGCTTGACAACGATGGGTTTGAATCGACTGTTGATTCGTCTTATGCTATGGTATTCTTACAACGGCTCTCCAAATTACAGGAGGCTTCAAACTCGTTGAGGAAGCAGGGTTATTATACAAATTGTCAAGAGTATTATAACGCTGATTTTTTGTATGAGCAGAGGAATCACTTTTATAGGAAGTTGAAAAATGGTTAAAAAAGCAAAGAAGATGATGCGCGGTGGCGCAGCAAAGAAGATGATGCGCGGTGGTGCAGCTAAAGCCAAGAAAAAACCTGCAATGATGCGCGGTGGCGGAATGGCTAAAGCGAAGAAGATGATGCGTAAAGGCGGCAGGGTTAAAAAGTAATGACTACCTCTGGGTCAAAAAACTTTGAGCTTCAAGTCGATGATTACATCGAAGAAGCTTTTGAACGGTGCGGGCTCGAATTTAAGACGGGATACGATGCCCGCACCGCAAAACGCTCGCTTAATCTGCTTCTTGCAGATTGGGCGAACCGTGGTTTAAATCAATGGACAATTAAACAGCGCACTTTGTCTTTGACCCAGGGAACCTCTTCATATGATTTAGACGCTGATGTAATTGACATTTTATCTGCTGTTTGCCGCAGAAGTAACGCAGATTTAACTTTAGGAAGAATAAGTCGGCAAGACTATTTAGTTCTCCCAAATAAAACAACTCAGGGACGACCCAGTCAGTTTTTTTTGGATCGTCAAGTCACCCCAAAACTTTTTTTATACAATTCCCCTGAAAACGCAACAGATACAATTATCTATGATGCTTTAGTAAGAATGGATGATGCGGACCAGCTCGACAATACATTAGACATGCCTTTCAGGTTTTACCCTTGTTTAGCTGCAGGACTAGCTTATTATGTTTCGATAAAAAAGGCTCCTGAAAGAGTGCAGCTATTGAAAGCAATTTACGATGAGGAGTTTGAGAGAGCTCGGGCAGAAGACAGAGACAGGTCCTCTTTTAACATTTCACCTAACTATCAATATTTGAGGGTGAACTAATGGCCTCCTTTGCTGCAGGGAAAAAATCATATTTTATTTCAGATAGATCTGGGTTTCGGTATCCTTATTCTGATATGAAAATCGAGTGGACTGGGGCTGCGGTAGGGCCAGATGAGTTTGAATCTAAACACCCGCAATTAACGCCCAGACGCCACAGTGCAGATCCTCAAGGGTTAAGAATGGCAAAACCTGACCGCACAGAACCTGCGGTTATTCGTTTGTTAACCCCAAACTGTTTTCAAAGCAGTTCCTCTGGTTCCTCAATTATTACTGTGACAGAACCGTCTCATGGAAGAAGTACTTCCGATTCAGTAAGATTTAGAAAAGTAAATGGGTTTGATGGATTTTCTAAGGCAAAACTTGAGTTGTCTACGGGGTACACGATAACCGTAGTTGATGAAAATACTTACACAATTACTATTATTGGAGAGACGGCTACGGTTGGTCAGGTACGAGGTGGCGGCAGCTTTGCTACAGTTGACACAGGTACAAGTGCCCCAACAACCCCCGCCTCTACTTTTGATTTGACAAGTGTAAAATTGGATTCAACAACTAAGACTTTTGACGAGGGTTAAATGGCGAAACAAACAGTAGGAATTGGATCCTCTGCAAATGATGGCACTGGCGATACTTTGCGGGATGGCGCAGATAAGATTAATGATAACTTCACCGAAATCTACAATGCGTTGGGTAACGGCACTACACTTACAGATATTATAAACACTTCGGGTTTAATTGATGTAAGTGCAGGAGCCAACAAAATTGTCTTTTACTATGCTGCTTTGACTGATTTGCCAAGTGCCTCAACCTATCATGGGGCAATTGCTCATGTTCACGCAACTGGAGGTTTATACTTTGCTCATGGCGGTAATTGGTTACGGCTTAATGATGAAGTTAGCGGCCCTACAACTAAATACACAACAACAGCGGCAACAGGTTCAGCTTATACATTTTCTGGCCCAGGTGCCACCGCTGGTAATAACCCTAACTTTACCTTCTACAAAGGTCACACATATTTAATCGATAACACATCCTATGTAAGCAGCCATCCTTTGCAGATACGAACATCCTCTGGTGGCTCTGCTTTTACAACAGGAGTAACGGACAATTACAACAGCACCACCGGGCTAACTCAGTTCATTGTGCCACATGAGCCTAGTGACACTTCGTTGGTGTACCAATGTACTGTTCACAGCAGCATGGTTGGAAACATAACAATAGTATAGTGAGCAGGTAACATGTCATTTACATACGCACAACTTAAACAAGCTATTCAAGACTTTGCAGAAAACACTGAGACATCTTTTGTCACGAATCTGCCTGTATTTGTTCGTGGTGCAGAAGATCGTATCTTCACACTTGTTGACCTTGAGTTGTTTCGTAAAAATGCAACGTCTGCATTGAGCAACAATGACCCTTTCTTGAGTGTCCCTACAGACTACCTTGCGCCTTTTTCCTTGCAAATTACAACAGCGGGCAGTCAAGATTTTCTTTTATTTAAAGATGTTAATTTTGTTCAACAATATAATTTAGACAAAGGGGCAAATGCCTTACCTAAATATTATGGTATATACGATGTAGATAATTTTATTGTCAGCCCTACCCCAGACAGCAATTACACAGTGGAACTACACTATTACTATAGGCCCGCCAGCATTACCGCTGGTGCAGACTCTGCTACATCTTGGTTGAGCGAAAACGCTCCTAATGCTCTTCTTTACGGTTCGCTTGTAGAAGCGTATACTTACATGAAAGGTGAGCCGGACATGATGCAATTGTACGAACAAAGATTCGGACAAGAATTAATGCGTTTAAAAGATTTAGCAGAAGCTAGAGAAAACTCAGACGCCTATCGTAGAGGTTTACCGGATAAGCCAAGGACTTAGGAGTAAAAAATGGCAACAAGTAACGCAGCAACCACTTACCTTGAGAATAAAATACTTAGTTTTATTTTCAAGAATAATACTGGTTCATTCGCAACACCAGGCGACAGTATATATGTTGGCTTGGCAACAGCAGTTTCTGACGC